TTTGCAGATCGCAGTCGATGAAGGAGTTCTTCCTTCGTTCGCCTGAGTCGATTGCAATTTGTAGGGTCCCTGCTCAACAAGTGTGGAAAATCTCCGCGCGCTCCGTACGACAGGAAGTGGTGATTGGAATGGCTGGTCCATTGGGTTTACCAACCCGAAATAGGATCATTACTATTCCACCCCAGTCGATCGTTCAAAAGATCAATGGGGTCACCAAGATTGGTACCATCCAGCGTACCGGTGGGACTGCGCAAGTTCAAGACGATAGTCATGACTTGTCAGACCTCGGTAGGAGAGATTGTGGCGGGCCTATGATCATTCATAAGGTCACGGGCCGTGCCTCAATCGCCGTCGAGACCTTGAAAAAGGTCAACGGCGGTATCGGTTCTCAAGTAGCTCTGAGACCGACCACTGGAATCCCTGGTTCACAGCTAACGCCCGATCGGGCGCAGATGTGGGGACAGGGAGGTACCGCGATTGCTCGAACTCTACCAACCAGACCATCATTTGCAGGCGGTGAAGCTATCGCCCAGTCAATTGGTGTACGTGCCATTCCAAGAATGGTCGGTTCAAGTCTCTGGCGTGAGCGAACTTTACAGTTCAAACACTTAGGAGACGAGTACCTCAACGTTCAGTTTGGTTGGCTGCCGTTCGTCAGCGACATCATGGATTGTATGCATGCTGTCAAAGACTCTGACGAATTTCTCCGTCAGCGGCAGGACGGCTCTGGACATATAACCAGAGTCGGCTATGAGTTTCCTGAGCAGACTTCCACGGACTCCGTCCAAAAAGGTTTCGTCATCTATTCAGTTGACGCAACCGAGTCTGGACGGTTTTCGCAGAGCACCGCCAATTCCTACGTTTCAACAACATTCAGTAGGACTTGGTTCAAGGGGGCGTTTTACTATTACCTCCCTGTATCCCGGAAGAACATGTCTGATTCACAGAAATTCCGCGATTATGCGGATCATGTTCTTGGTCTCAATATAACACCTGAGACTCTCTGGGACGCTGCTCCGTGGTCGTGGGCCGTCGACTGGGCCTTAAATGTCGGCGATGTTGCTCGCAACATCGGCGCCATAGGCAAAGACGGCTTGGTCCTCCTTTATGGGTATATAATGACCCATAAAGGCAACCAAACAATCTGGTTTGGCGGAGGAAACTCCGTCGCGTCAGGTTGTTCGTTGACACTCACAGATGAGTGGAAGACCAGATGGCCTGCATCACCGTACGGTTTCGGCTTGACTTACACGGGTCTTTCCTTGACCCAGAAGTCAATCCTGGCAGCTATCGGCATTAGCCATTGGTAGTTGCGTGTCCTGGGCGGGGGGCGCTTTCACGTCCCGCTCGACCAAGATGTTGCGTACCGAAGCAACATCCCTCACATTGGAGTTCTGTCACATGGCATACGCCGATCCGCAATCAGTCACGTACAACGCCGTTGCCCAAAG